CGCTGTCCTACAGTCAGAACCAGTCGCGCCCGAGCGGCGTGCTGATGACCGACGAGGTGCTGGAGGAAGCGCAGACCAAGGAATTGCGGGCGCGCTGGGAAGAAGTCACCACCGGAGCCGGTGCCGGGCGCACCCCGATCCTGACCGGCGGCGTCAAATGGGAGCAGACCGCCACCACCAGCCGCGACGCACAGCTCGCCGAGATGTTGCAAATCACCGATGGGCGCATCGCCTCGGTCTACCGGATGCCGCTCGAATTGCTCTCGCTCTATACGCAGCAGGGCGCGCCGAAAGCGGCCAGCACCGAAAACCTGATGCGGTTCTGGATCGCCTCGGGGCTGGGCTTTTGCCTCAACCACATCGAAGAGGCGATCGGCGGCTTTTTCGGCCTCGTCGGCTGGCCCGACGAATACCTCGAACTCGATACCGCTGCGCTGGAGCGCAGTAATCTGAAGGATCGTATTGCGGCGCTGGCGCAAGGCGTCCAGGGCGGCATTTTCTCGCCGAACGAAGCGCGCCGGCTGGAAGACCTGCCGGAAGCAGAAGACGGCGACGAACCCAGAGTGCAGCAACAGGTCGTCCCGCTTTCCGCCTGGTCGACGCCGCCGCCGTCGACCCCGGCACCCGGCGCGCCGCCATCCTCGCCGCCGAGCGATGCCGCCGAGGCGTCACCGTCATCACCCGCCGGGAACCTCCCGAATGCCAACCAGTTCGACGCCACCCGTCTTCGTGCCAGCTTCCGCTCGTCAAATGTCCGACATCTCGCCGCTTGACGTTCTCGCCGAGGAACTAGGCGTTGTCGCGGCGCGCATCGAGCGCGAGCTAAAGCTCAGCATATCGGTCGCCCTGTCCGAACTGCGCGAGCACCTGGGCACGCTCCGGCTGGCAAAGGCCGAACTGGCCGTTTGTGAGCTTAATCTCGAACGCAAGATGGCTGAGAAGCTCGGCAGCTTGCACGATGGCCCGCCAGGGCCGCAGGGAAGCCCTGGAGAGCGGGGAGAGCCCGGCGAGGCTATCACAGGTCCGCCCGGCGAACAGGGCATCCAGGGGCCACCAGGCGAGCCAGGAGAGCCGGGCCCGGTTCCCTATGTGGGCGAGGTCTGCGGACTCTACGATGTGGCTCGCAGTTATCGGGTGTTCGATCTGGTTTCCTGGCACGGCTCGGAATGGCGTGCGCGACACGACGATCCAGGCCCGCTGCCCGGTGACGGATGGGCATTGTCGGGCCAGGCCGGCTCTCGCGGCAAGGCCGGGGATCGGGGTGAACGGGGGCCGCCCGGCCCATCCGGCGCCACTATCGTCGACTGGGCGATCAGCGACTATCGCGCCGCGCCCATCATGAGCGACGGCACCACCGGCGCGGTGCTCGATGTGCGCAATTTCTTCGAGTTGTATTACGGCGAGAGCACGGGCCGGCAATGAGGCCGCTCTTCAGCCAGATATCCACACCCGCCACCGATCGCACCCTCGTCAGCCTCGACGATCTGCGCGAGCAATTGCGCATCAAGTCGAACGACACCGCCAATGACGCCTGGCTCACCAAGGTCATCGACCGCACCTCGCGGCAGGCCGAGCGCTACTGCAACCGCATCTTTGTCGTCCAAACCTATCTCGACACCTTCCGCGGTGGCAGCGGCGGCACCAACAGCGAGCCGCTGATATTGTCGCAAGCCCCGGTCGACCCGGCCTCGATCGTCGTCACCCTCGACGGCGCCGCACTGACGGACGCAGACCTCGGCCTCGACCAGTACGCCGGGTTGCTCTACCGGCTGACCGAGCCGATGCACTGGCAGAGCACGACATCGCTGAGCGTGTCCTACGCCGCCGGATTCGACCCGGTGCCATTCGACGTGCAGCAGGCGGTACTAGACCTCTGCACGATGGACAATGCCGCCCGCGGGCGCGACCCGATGCTGCGCGCGACAGAATCGCCGGGTCTCGGGCGGCAAGAATTTTGGGTCGGCGGCGTGCCCGGCGGCTCGATGATCCCGCAGGACATTGCCTCGCTGCTCAACCCGTATCGCCGCGGTTTGGTCGGATAATGCCGGCACAACTCACCATCGAGATGACCGAAACCAAGCTCGGGGTTCATCTCGTCGAGGCGTTTCTGCCGGAAGTGCAGAAGCAACTGCAAATGACCATCGGGCGATTGACCCAGCGCCTGCTGGCGGAAGTCAAAGCCCTGGAGCCGCAGCGCACGGGGCGGCTGCGTTCGTCGACGCATTCCTATCTCGATGTGCGCCCGCGGTTTGTCCGCGGCCGGGTGCGGATCATCGCCACGGGACACGCTCAATCGATCGCCGCCGCCTTTGGTGCGCTCGAATATGGCGGGCCGGGGCAACGCCGCAGCGGGCCCGTGAGCGTTAGGGCATCCAGGCGAGGCCGCACCTCGGTGACTGCCTACGAGCGGCGTCGCCCGCACATCAGGGCAAGGCGGTTCCTGCGCGGTCCCGCCAACGCCATGATGTCGAACGCCCGCGCCGAAATCGAGGGGGCGATCAATCGGGCTATCGCCGAGTTGAACAAATGAACCGCGAAATCATCATGACGGCGCTGTTCAACAAACTGACGGCACCGCCCTTGGTGTTCAACTTTACCGCAGACACTACGACCGGCGATGTGACGCTCGCCAATGTCAGCGATGCGACGGGGCTGCTGGTCGGGATGCCGATTGCCGGCGACGGGTTGCCGGCAGATGTGACGATCGCGACGGTCACGCCAGCTGTAACGGTTTCGCTGCCGGCGATTGCCGATCGCACTGCCTCGCCGTTGACGCAAGGCTTCCAGACCGCGGCGCGGCGACTGCGCGACCCCAACGCCGAGCAGGATATGCCCGCGCTGTATCTGCTGGAACTGGGCGAGTTTCACGGTGCGCGCGAGTCGAACGCGCCAGCCATCATCCAGCTCGACTGCCAGGCGTGGGTCTATACCCGCGTCGGCGCGACCGAGAGTGCCATCCCGGCGGCAACCCTCAACGCGCTGGTCGACGGCATCGAACGCGCGCTCTACCCGACCCCGACCGGCTATCGCCAGAACCTCGGATTGCACGGCGTTCTTTATTGCCGCATCGAGGGCGAGGTGCAGAAAGACCCTGGACACAACGGACAGATCGCCAGCGTCACCATCCCGCTGCGCCTCGTCGTCGCCCAGAACGAGGACACCCGCCCAATCCCCTAGCAGAGGAAATTCTAGATGGCTGACACCGATCTGACGCCCGAGCCGACTGTGGTGACGCCCGGCACCTTCAACATCCTGGCGCAGAATGAAATCTTCGCCAAAGTCAAGTTCGTCGCGGCCAACGCGCAAGGTCCGCTGATCACCATTGAACTGCTGCACGTAATGTTCCGCCCCGCGAACAATGCGATCGGCGTCATTCAGCAGGATGAGTGGGGCCAATTGCAGGTCAGCGGCGAGGTGCTGGTCGATGCGACCGGGGTTTTCGGCACGCTCACACACCCCGATAAGACGCTCGTGTCGCCGTTAACCAGCCAATATTACAACGGTAAGGGCATCGTCTCGGTGCAGATCACCTCGGGCTCGACACCCGATGTCGGCTATGTCGATATCGGCAATGTTCCGGTGTTCGAGTTCACCCCAACGATTAATACGCTGGCTCACTTTTCCTCGCGCCTCGGGGTCAGGAGCAAGGACCTCGAAATCATCACCGAAAAGTCTGCCGTCCTCAACATGACGATGGACGAATGGACGTATAGGAACTTATTGCTGGCATTCCTCGGCGCCTGACACCGCAATGGTTTCGCTCGTCGACATCGTTCCGCAGACCCGCAAGGTTCCGATTGCCGGCGGCGAGATCGAATTGCGCGGCCTCGGCCTGCGCCAGATCGCCGATCTGATGATGCGCTTTCCGGGGTTGCAAGCACTGATCCTTGAGGGTCGGGCTGCATTCGACATTGATGCGGTGCTGCTCGCGGCACCCGATGCGGTCGGTGCCATCATCGCCGAGGCGGCGCGGCAGCCGGAAGCGGCCGACGCCATCGCCGACACATTGGCGATCGACGACGCTGTGGAGTGCCTGATCGTGGTGCGCGACCTCACCATGCCGCATGGTGCCGCCCCTTTTTTCGATCGCCTGGCAAGGCTCCTCGGCAGCGCCGGCGTCCCGCTTGGCACGGCCCCGGCTACGAGCTTGCCGAGGCCGCCGAACGGCTTATCGCCGCCGGACACGATCCCGGCGCCGTGATGGATTACACCCCGCGGCAGGTGCTGGCTTTCGTGACGATCTGCCAACAGCGGCGCAAGGCGGAACTGCGCGAGCAGCTTGCGGTCGGATTGCTGGCTTCGCGCGGCGACGAGAAGGCGGTGCGGGGGCAGATGAAGGCGTGGGATGACTGATGCCCGATAATCTCAGCATCTCGATCAGCGCCGACACCAGCAAGGCGCGCGCCGATCTGGAGCTGCTCAACGCCAAGGTGCGCGATCTGCGCAAGGAGGTGCGGGCGGCCGGCGCCGAGGCGCAAGCCGGCGGCGGGATGACGCCGCGCCTGGAGGCGGCGACAAGGGCAATTACCCAAGCCGAAGCACAGCAGCGGGCCTATGCGCGGGCCGCGCGCG